ACCAGTATAACCAGTAAATCCTGTGAAGTTTCCAGCTCCAGTGTAACCTGTGTATCCAGTTGTACCTACTCCAGTGTAACCTGTGTAGCCAGTTGTACCTGCTCCAGTGTAACCTGTGTAGCCAGTTGTACCTGCTCCAGTGTAACCTGTGTAGCCAGTATATCCTGTCGGTCCAATAGGTGCGGACTGTCCAGAGTTAACCCATGTCATTGTATCTTCATCCCAAACCCAAATAGTGTCAGTAAACCCCACAACAGCAAAAGCTCCAGGTACAGCAATAGGATAAGCAGAAACTAAAGCTGCTTGTGTTGCAAAATATCCTAAATCATTCGGATTTCCAGCTGTGTTTGCGAGATATGACATAATTATATAATTTTACGCTTATTAATAATTCGTCTTTCTAATACACTTTTATGCAAATCTAATATAATTTGTGGAATTTCTACTATAGCTCTATTAGTTACTTCAACATTTTTTTCAGCAACTTCAATTATTTTTATCAGTTCATTTCCAGCTTCTACTAATATGTTTTTAATCTCTCTAGCATTTTGAGAATTAATTTTAACAGTCTCTCCAACAATTTGTTCTATTACCCCAACATGTTTAAAGACTGATCCGTGGATTTTTGTAATAGCTTCTATATCTGCATTAAGTTCCTCTTTTCTTAAAATTAAATGTGATTCACTTATTTTCAATCTATAAACTTCTTCTTCGAGTTTTGATTTTTCAGTTTTTAATTCAGAATTTTCTATAGTGGTAAAACCAGCCATTTCCGTTTCTTTTTTAGATAATTCAATTAGACGACCTTCAGATTGTTGAATTTTATCAGCAATTTCAGTGTTAGATGAGGCTAGTTCCTTATTTCTTTCAATTAATTTAGCACTTTCCTCTCGTTTAATAGAAATATCAAGGAGTATAGAATCCCTCTGACTAACCCATGAATCAATTTGTTTTTGTTGTTCTGGGAGAAGTGGGTTCATGTTTTTTAGTAACGATATGAATAATGAACTGCTCCAATAAAATTACCTCCAGTACAAGTTATATTAAAAGATTCTCCAGGCTTACATTCAAAACGTGGACGATTATCTTCTCCCGGCTCATCTTGTTCAGTAATACCTTGACCGTCAGCAAGAGCAAAGTTAGCAAGTTCTGTAGTTCCTGCATAAATACTAAGAGTACCTGCTGATGATAAGTCCCCAATCAGTTCATGAATATAAATCCACGCATCTGTTTTTGCAGCAATGACAATTGTATTACCGACAGGAGCTATGTTTATTGGTTGCGATATTTTTCTGGTATGTGCATCTTGTAACATTTTAGTTTTATGTTGTAATTATTTTAATAATCCCCTCAGTTGAGTACCCGATTTCTCAGGTACTCAGTGAGTTGACTAAACAGTTGACCCATCTCCAGCTGACCACATCCAACCTCTAAGGTCAGAAGCACCCATAACTGAAAGACAGTTGAAGTTCAATACAAGGTCCTGGTTACCTAGCAAGTCAACAACAGCAGGTTCTGCTCTAGTTGGAAGTGCTTCGATGTATAGGAATCCGTAATCTTCTGTCATCATTTTTGAATCAAACATACCCCATGCAAGACCAGTCATAGCAAGATTCTCGTAAGGAGAAAGTTCTATAATCTTGAATGTATCTGTAGCAGGAGCGTTATTGAATAGGTTTGTCTGTTGAGGAGCAAGACCTTTATCAATAGTACCTTTGATAGTTTTAGCGTACTGAGCACTTGTTGACCCAGCTCGAACTACAAGAGTATCAAGTTGAGACATAAGTGGCATAGAACGACCATCCTTTTTCAAAGATTGCTGTCTTCGAGCTGCCAATAGAGAAGAGTAAGTGAATTGAGGAGATGATGTTCCACCATCAACAATTACGTTAGACCAAGCAGCACCACCATCTTCCATAGGGTGAACTTGTGACCAGTACTCAACAGCATCAGCACCTAGAGTTGAAATTGGAGTTGCAATACCAACTGCATTAATAGGTGTCCATGTGAATGAAGTATTGAATCCTTGAGCAAGTAAAGATTGTGAAAGATAGTTTTTTGCATGTGTAATTGCATTTTTACCATCAAGAACTTTTTGCTTTACTGTTCCTTTTATTTTAGCAGCTGAACCTTCGAAAAGGAAGAAGTTTGACTGGAATGTCAATCTTACTTTCTTTGTAAAGTGCATCTGTGTGTAGTTCTTTGAAAAACCTTGAATTGGTGCATCAGATGCTCCAACTCCACCATCTGGAATAATTTCAGCCATTCCAAGACCTGTGACTCCTGTATCAGAGTAGATTCTTTGACTATCAACTACTTTGTGCATGAAATCTAGGTATTCCTCACGAACTGTTGGCGATACTTTCGGAGCGATTGTCTTTAGTACGTTGTTTACTATAACAGCGTAATCATTTATTGTTCCTACCATAAAAATATTTTATTAAAAATTAAGCTGTTAATTAAACACTGATGAACTTAACAAGAATTTTCTTGTCAGTGGCTACACCCTTTGTCCCGACCTGGACAACGACACCTACAGCACTGGTTGTTCCAGTGTTGTTCACAAGTCCTGCGTTTGCACCAAGAACCATTGCCTGACCGTTATGAGTCGCATCAGAGTTATTTGTAGAATCTGCAACCCAAAGGTCTTGATTAAACAAATCAAATAATGGCACTTGTGTAAGTGCATCAGCAGCTGAGATTGTTTGATTAGAGACACCAATTATTGTATCTCTTGTTGAGGCAGAAGTTGCTGCTACAGCAAGACCAGCCGTCAAGTCTAAGACATTGCCGGATGTTGTTACTGTTGCTGAAGCCTTATTCTGCATAGAGATAGAACGTGTTGGGTTCTTTATATATGCTTGTATAAATGACATATTATATTAAGGTGGTCAATACTATTCATCCGATAGAAGTTCCAGAGCTTTCTCTTCAGACATACCAGCAGCTTTAAGTTCATCAATGGACTTACGCATTTCTGGAGAATAACCGCTTTTCGCAATAGTTCCACCAGGGAACTGCATTGCGTTGATTTTTTCCTGAACATTTGCTCCCTTCAAAACTCTTTCTTGAATTGTTTCAGATGGCTTGAACATGTTTTCTCGAGCTAGTTCCAGAACTGTCATGAGTTCTTTCCCTTGTTTGCCATTCCAATTATAATTAGAATCAACAAAGTCGAAGAATACTTCTCGCACATCAGCATCCTTTAATTCTGGATGTCTTTGAACAAAACTATCAAGAGTATTTTTTACGTTCGCAGTTGTTTCTCGGTCAGCGATAATTTCTTGAATGTCCTCTTTAGTGACTCCACCGAGTTCTTTTAATCGTTCTCGGTCAGCTTTGACACTTGGGTCTTCTTCAGGCTGAACGGTATTTTCCACCGGATTAAGTGGATTAATAATTTTTTCATTACCATTAAGGTTTTTTAGTTGACCTTTAGTGGTTTGAATTTGTTCAGAAAGAGACTGTTTTTGCTCAGGAGTAATGGCTGATTTTCGCCTCTTTACGAGATCAAGAAGTTCAATTCGCTTCTCAAATGACTCGTCAGATTCAAATTTCCCTTTGTTTGGTATGCGAAACTCATATCCCTTATCCTCAGTTTCATCAATTGGAGCAACGCTGGTCTGCTCCTCCTTAGGTGCTTCCGGAGTATCCTCCGTTTTTACTTCAGGTGCCTCAGGCACTTCAGGTGCTAAAGGCTTTCCAGCTTGGACAGATGCGATGGAATCAGCTAGTTCTTTATCAAGAGCAGCCTCATCAGCATCGACTGTTATTTCATCTTTTAGTTCCATATAGTTTTCCTACCCGTATCGTGGGTGGTGACGATGGTTATATTAATAATAATACTTTACGATAAATAACACAAGAGTCTATTAAGACTATTCTGTTGAAATCTTTATTGTACTTGCGACCCGAGTCAATTTATTTCGGAGAGTATCCAAATTAACTGAACCTTCTGTGATGAAAGAAATCGCATGTTTTTGAAATTCTCCATCAACTGAATTGTGTGATGCACCGACAGTTGATGCGTGCTTCAAGGGAACTATTATAATATAAACTTCCTTATCACCTGCCTTATAGAAAAGAATTCCATCCTTTAGTTTGAAAATCTTATTAAAGACTGTAATCAATTCCTCACGGTCAACTGGTTTTCCACAAACACCTGTGAAAAAAGCAGGAGCTGTATCTTTACCAGTGGTTGAATAGAAATAATCAAGATTGTCCATTTCATCACCTGCTGTATTTTTTAGGACAATCTTATTCTTTTTCTTTTTTTCGTCTTCTTTTTTTATTTGTTCTGCTTTTGCTTTAATCTCAATATCTTCTAATCTTTTTTGTTCTGCGAGTTGTTTAGCAAGTTCTTCACCTAATAACTCTTTGTCAGTTGCCATTTTGATATCCGTACTTTTCCTCGTACGGGAGGGATTTTAAAATAATAATTAAGCTACTTCTTCTACTGGAGCCTCTTCTACTACCGGAGACTCTTCTACCAAACCAATTTTTTCTCCTTCAACCAATCCTTCACCTGGGTTGTTTACAACATCTTCTTCTGAAACAACGTGTTCAACTATTTCTGGTTCAACTGCCACAACCTCTTCATTTTTTACTTCATCCATATTTTTATTTAAGTTAATGCTTTTAAATCCTTCATAAAACTTTTTAATGTAATTCTGCATATCTGGCTTGATTTGACTCTTTATTTTTTCAATATACTCAGCGGTCAATTCGGTTACTTTCGTATCCTTTTTGATTTGAGCAATCTTCCAAGCCTCTTCAATTAATGCAAACTCGATAGGATAGGGATGAGTATAATTTATATTTATTACTTCACCTTTTTTTAAATCCTTATCTACAACACATTGTAATTGTCGACCGACCTCGACAACGTTTATTCTATCTGTTTCAACAAACGAAGCTGAAAGAACTTCTGAATTCACCTGATTAACTAACATACTGATTAACTCATCGGCAGTTAGCACAATTTCATCACCTTGTTTTACTGTGAATTTTATAAGTTTCTTTTTTATAGCTTCATCTGAATATTTCACTTCTATAGTGAATGTTCCTTTATCTAGTTTTACTCCTTTATTACTCATAGTGGTTGATTAAGATTTTCACCTGTTCTAATATTATTAATTTCTACAACAAATCTTTGTACAAGAGCTGTCTCAAATTCTACGGTTAGTGCATTTACAACTGTTTTAAATTCAGTCTCTCCTACAAGTGACATGACTTGAGTAAGAGAGCGTTTTAAAAGTTCAACAGCTCCTTGATAATGCTCACTATTTGCAAAGGATACTACTTTTTGTTGCATTGTTACATCTTGTGTGTTTTCCATATTTTTAATCAACTATACTATTAAAATAATCTAATGCTCTTTTCCTATTTTTAGGAGTGTCGTGTATCATTCCTTTTCCTACATAATAATCAACATAATCATTAGCAAGACTTTCAGGACTAAAATCCTCCTTGTTTTTTCTCTTACTATTAAAATATCGTTGTGAAAGTCTTCCTGCTCCTTCGACTGACATAAGTTCTTTTTGAATACTATTTATATCCATACCAGGAGTTAATGGGGCACCATATTTTGTGTAAGTTTTAGGATTTGCTTCTCTATTTATTTGAGATTTAGCTAATTCAGCCAAGGCCACTGGCGTTAGACCGTATTCCCCTCCATAACCTGTATTATAATTTACTGTTCTTGGTTGCTCATTTTGATTTGCCGCAGGAATATTATAAACCCTACCTTGATTCCTCGGAGTGTTAGGAGATAATCCTCTATTTGATTCAAGGAAACGAATAGCATCTGGTATCTTTTCAGGTGATACAACTCTTGGTCTAACTACTGGTTCTGGAGGAGCAACATAATGTTCAGTTAACATGCGAGAAGGTATAGCATTTACTGCATTACTTATTCCCTTACCAACTGAGTTAAAAATATCTGATATCTTCATATTATTTTATTATCCAGGAAAGAATGGAAGGTTTGCGGCCCGTCCCATAGAAGCATCAACAGCTCCCATCATTGGTGATTGTGGTCTTGGGACTTCATTAGGATTTTGAGGTTGCATTGGATTAGTTCCATCTTGAGACATTTTTTGTCCAGAAGATTCCATGTCACCAGATCCACCTCCAGCTGCTGTTTGCATCGCAGTGTTCTGTGCATCCATCATCATTTGTTGTTGCATCATTTGTTGTTGCATCATTGAAGGCATTTTCGCCATGATTGCATCATAATCTGCTTTTGAAATAAAGTCGTATATGTTTTGTCTTTGGATGTTAAGGAGTTGCTCGAGAGCCTTTAACTGTGAGGCAGCGGCTTCAGGGTCCTGATTTCTCATTGAGAAAATAAGAGTAATCTGATTTGTGATAACTGGAAAGAGAGCCATAAAAGTCTGCTTCTGAATCTCAAGTGATGGAAGGAGCATTGAATCACCGTCAATAACGAACTCAAGATATGCTGACTTATGTCCATGAGCATCAAGTTCATCAAACAGACTCTTTGCTGATATTGTTCTAGGTTCAACATTGTCCATGATTTCTCCCTCCGGAGTAAAGTCAAAATTAAGTCTAAGGTTTGGAGAGGCAGCAACTGCATGTCCTTTTGGAATACCATCGTCACCAATAATTTGTTCAGATTGTACAAAGTAGTTAGGATTCTGTTTTGTAAATTCAGCAAGGTTTTCGTCTGAATCAATCATAAAAACTTTATCAACTGTATATGTTTGCATCATCCAAGAAGCAGCAATGTGTGCATCCATTTGAAGACCATTCATAACTGAATTCTTTGGAGGAGTAAGACGGTTGTATGCTGCCTCTTTCAGAATCACTGTTGAACCAAGAGTGTTCTCAGCGTTTTGTCCAGCGACAATATTGTTTACTCCAGTGTTCTGCTCTATAGATTCCTTCTGTTTGTCAGCGAAAGCAATTCCTTGCTGGACATTTCCAGTTGTTCGAACAATATCAATTGTTGAACCAGGAGTCTTAGGGTTTACGATATTCGGTCCACGTTTATATGTTGCTGTTCCGTTCTGAACTTGAGGTCCGAAAAGAAGAGGGAAGATTTCTGCTTCAACTTGCTGTGCGTTAAGTGAGTTAATATATGTAAATAGAGCAGTATTTCCACGCATCATTTCATAAAGACCAACTCCGTATGGGTCATTTGGATTTTTAGTAAAACATCGGACAATTATAGTTGAGCCATGAGATTCATCGTTTGGCATTTCCCCATCGTAAATAAGCAGTTTCCCACATTTTACAATGTATCGATTTAATAGTACGTTCTCATAATAACCAATAGTGACACTTGTCTTAGTCTTTTCATCATTCTCTTGCTTTGCTTCATCTGAGACAGAACAGTATTCCAACTTAGATTTGTTGTCTTTAGCTTGGGGATACTTTTCATAGAACTCTGACTTTGGCATATCTCTTTCGTAATATACCTCCATTTGTGACCAATAGTCACCTTGGTTAAATCCTATTCCAACCCATGTTCTAGTAGGGTCTAATGGTTCACGGTAAATATCATCGAATAGAATTTTGTCTACTCCTTTTCGTTTCACTTGAACTCTTCGTGGATAGACACGCCATGCCGCCCATCCATAAGTAAATAGATTTTGATACACCAACATCATAGTATTTTCACCATTCGCACCAGAAAGAGCCCAACCTCTTCTCCAAAGTTCATACATTGCTCGAGCATAGACCTTGTCATCAGCAAAAACCTCCGCATCAGGCAGTTTTCCAGCCAAAACAGAGGTGGCAATCATAATTTTTGAGAAAGCAATTGGTTCCTGGGAAACTGGAACACCTGAACGGTTTTGGTCCCGGTCATTTAACTTTTGAGGATATACATTTATATCGTAAGCTCCATTAGCCATACGATTATAAAACATCATAGAACCCCAACCAGACTTCTCATACAACTTCTGTCCATAAGAAACACTTGTGTTTACTAAGTTTATTGAAATTTCAGAGGATAAAGCATCGAATTTTTCTCGATACTGGCTCTTTTTCATCTCTTTTTTCTTTTCTTCAACGAAATCTACTACAATTTTGTCTTCGGGAGATAATTTTGCCATTATTTTTAAAATTTTATGAATTTATACATAAATAATATACCTATTTGAAATAAAACACAATTAAGTTGTCAACTTTACTGAGTTTCTCCGAATAAAACTTTCAAATGTGAAAAACCTTCAGTTCCTTGAACATCAGCAATATACCTACCTTGCTCCTGAAGAACTGCATATCCAATAGAAGCCGCCATCACACAATTGAAAACCAAAATTCCGTTAGCAAAGTATTCGTGGGTATCAGCAACCTGAAGATTGTAGACCCTTCTCCTTTGCAGCTGCTTTATCATTAGAATATTTAACCCTGCACTTTTTAGAACAATACTTAAGGTGATTAACGGCAGCAATAAACATAGTCTTGCAGATAGGACAACTAACAGTTTTACCAAACTTAAAATTATTGTTTTTGTGGTTCGAATACCAAACACTACATTTTTTAGAACAAAATATAGAGCTCCTAACCCTAGATTCAAAACTTTTCTTGCAGATTCTACAAACAAACCACTCGGGTTCTTTGAGTTGAAGTGAACCATAGATGTTTTGTCTGTTAAACTCGATACCCTCTTTTGTCCTTCTCCAAATTGCCCCTGATTCATAAAGTCTTGTCCCTTGTTTTTTAGCAGTTTTACTAGAAAGCTCTCTTCTCTCAGGAGTTCCCATGTGATGTTTCGCATGTTCACTTGCAGACATACATTCCAAATTTTCAATTTTGTTATTAAGAGGGTTACCATCTTTATGGTGTATAACATTATACCTAGATATCTCTCCGTAAGTATCAATCCAAATCTGCCTATGTAATGCAACAAGTGGTACTTTCCCATTATCATGTCTCCAAAAATATACACGATGTTGTCTGCGTTTTGACTCTGTGTGTCGAGTATATCTTTTGCCTCCGTATATAATAATTTCTCTATCATCCTTTTTGTTGAGTTCCATATATATAGTGTATCACTATCAGTAACAGTAGACAACACAATATCTCCTTTTTTAGAATTATCCTTGGTTGATACAATGGAATGGTCAGGTGTACCCACCAATCCTATATTATTTACTACTCTTTTATAACTACTACGGGTTATTTCCACAGGTCTGTACCCATTACGAGTCATAACCATATCCCCCACTTTTATTTTTTCAATCGGAATATTACCTTTGTCAGTAAGAATTTGTGTCCCAGCAACGAAACAATCATCCTTTTTTTTATCCATAGCCTCTGGCTTACCTTTTACATTTCGAATGAAAGTAAACATCTCATTAAGGAGTGCTGATGGAAACCCACTATTCTTCCTAAGAAAGACCGCTTTCAATGCCGCTAATGAGAATGGTCGTGTAGAGGAGGTAGTCTTCCAACCAAAAAACTTTGTAATCTTCTGAGTTATATCGTCAAAGACCTTCCGAGCATAAAGATTTACATACCCCATCTTTTCTAAAGCATCGTTGACCCAGAGTCCATCTTTATTTACTTCGATAGCAAGTAAAGCCCAATTATAAAATTTCCCGACTTTGTATGCTTCATTAGCCAATTCATCTGGTGATACTTGTGACCGGTAAAGTCCTACACAATTTTCAGTCTTATGATTAATAACATAGAGCACCTGAGCATCCCCGTGAGCTAGACCCTCCGAAGTATCCCCACCAATAATATACCTAGTCCCAACTTCCGGCTTTTCGAACATTTCAAAGTTCCCGGATGAGTTGGCCATAAAACTAACTTCACCTTTTTCATCAGTAAATAGTTCTCCTTTTATTCCGTGTTCCACCTTCGCAAGAAGAGAAGCCACTTTAGCAATGGGGAAGTAAGATTGCCCAGTTGATAGAAAAGCCTCCTCTGGAGTAGTCGGGTATTCCTGCTTCAATTTTTTCACAGCATCAGTACCACCCTTTCCTCCAAGCTGTTGCCATTTCATGTAGTAGTAAGTTATCTCTAAATCCGTAAGATTATTTTCCGACTGGTACTCAGTCCAATCAATCTCACACTCATCCATCTCCAAAGTTGGTATAGTATTCTGAATCTTCTTCATTTCCATATCATCATACTGCCAGTTGTAGAAGTGTGGGAGAAACTGAACTTGAGAAAGCTGAGGAGTAATCTTCTCCCGAGTAAGCCACCTCTCTTGAAACACTTCATAGAACCTCCCTGCCATACCTTCCGCAGTACTTTCAATAAAAATAAAACCATCAAAAGGAACCGCTGGAAAAGTTCCTGTTTCCACTTCATCCGCTCTCTTAGGAAATAAGATACACATCTTCGCAAACTCAGAAATATGCACAAGATGAAATGTTCCAGAACGTCCAGAGGTAGAAACAGTAATCGAAGAAGTCGAACCCTTCTCTGGTCCGTAGTCTAATGTCACCTGTATCTTCTTCGCTGAGTTGTGTTTTATATTAAAGAACGCATCTTTAACATCAGCCGCCATGTTTCTAACTGCAAAGTCTACTTTCTTATCAAAAATCTGAGTAGCATCTTCAACTTTGTGAGCAATAATAATAGCCTCCTTATTCGTATTAAAAAGAATCTCATCTAATATAAAAATATCAATAAATGTCGTAAACCCAAGTTGCCTCGCTTTTAAAATAACATGCCTGTGGTATATCTTTCCTGGGATAGATAAGTAATTTTCAAAAAAATGAAGTTGTGCCCGATTCATATTAAAAGGCTCCTTCTTCCCATCCTTAGTTATTATCCAATATAAATTATCCATCCTCCATCTCTTATTTTTAATAAGCTCTGGATTCGCAATAAGCTCTTCCGTTATTTTTTCGTTATGTTCAGCTACGAGATTTGTCATATATTTAAAAATCTAAATCCTCTAACTTAACCTCCTTAATCTCTTCAGCTGGCGGTAGCACTTCATCCTCGGGTAAAGGTGACTGATTATAAATCTTTTGCAATACCAGAGTACGCAACCTATTACTCGATTGATCCTTAGGTTTAGTCGATTCCATCATCCCTTTATTAAATCTGTCCCATGCACCAGCAATAGCATTTAAAGCAGAAACTAAATCTTTATTAGTAAAGTCCTCTAATCCTCTAGCCTTAAATTCTGACATAACTGCAACCGCTAAATTACCTGAGTCAGAAGCAAGTCGTGCCATAGCATTATTAAAGCC